ATGGCAAAGCCGATCATCACGCTCAATGGCCTAAAAATCGTCATTATGTTGGGAATGCTGGTCATTATTCTCTGCGGTATCCGTTTTGCCGCCGAGATCATCGTGCCGTTTATTCTCGCATTATTTATTGCTGTTATATATAACTAATTTCACTTAATGCATTGATTTAATTAAATAATTTTCACTACAAAAAGTGCCATAAATCGCAAAATGACTACACCAGTGACTACACCGTTCGGTGCACTGTATGAAACAACGTGGAACAAATAGACACAAGAAATATACAGGCGGGTCATCTTTCCAGGGGGAAGCGCGCTAATTCATGAGGGGCGTTAATGTTGATATGGGGATCCCCATAACGGGGCTACCGGATTTTTTTCCGGTTAACTGTTAATCAGGCTGGTGGGCTTTACCTGTTTTGTAGGAGTGGTCATTATGACCATTCAGACAATGACCTTAATCAGAACTTTTCGCTAAAAAATGACGTTGGTCACGTCGTCCGGAAAGCACAAAATCCCGTCAATTTTTAATTAACGGTTAAACCGTCTTTTGTCACGGCGTGTCACTGGTTGTCACTCTCCGTCACGGTATGTCGCTACTCGTTAACGCCGTAACCGCTCCGGCTTCTTCCAGTGGTACGTAATTTTCTCCGTTTCCCGATACAGTGCCACGCGGCGATTGTAGGCCAGCATTTCAAGAACGCGGATCCTATGTTGCGCATATCCACATCATTAAGCTGGATACCATCACGGCGCATCACCTCAGCAACCACACGCGCGTAATTTTCGGCGGTCACGCTGTCCGGCTGCGTGGCCTGTTCGTCATGCTGCTGGCTGATTCCGGTAACGCGGCGGATTAATCCCAGTAGTTCGGCTTCTGTCATTGTGCCCCATCGCTCTGATAGTCTGGTGTCGTCGGGTCCTTCCTGGAATTATGGCCCGTTACGGGGCGGCGACCTCGCGGTTTTTATCTGTTTATGAAAATTTTTCTGGAAAAAGCATGTCGGTACTTCTCGAACATAACTATTTGTTTTTAAATAGATACACAATAAAAAGAAACGACACGGTAATCATCTAAAATGGCGATTTATGACGCTTTCATGTCGTTTCTCAGTTTTGTTCAATAATTGCGCGTCTGTTACTCGCCTTTCTTCTGTAGCAACTTTTCCGGTACGTTTCCGGTTGTTTCTTTCAAGTAATCAGCCAGTATCTGTGGGAGGTTGTCGGCAACTCTGGCACTGGCATTACAGGCTTTAACCACTTCCCTTTTAAGCCTATCCAGCATGGCGTGGGTAATCTGTGGGAAGCTCCTTTGCATAGTAAGCGGGAGGCTGTCCATGATTGATGAAATCTGACTCGCCAGCTTTGAAAGCGCGTACAGGCAAAACTCAGTATCAATCACGTCACCGCGATCGCGCTCGTTTTTAAGTTCCTGCGCCTCCGCCTGTGCTGTCAGTAATCTGATCCTGACTCGTAAGAGTTCATCATCATCAATATCGCCTTTGTCGTTTGTAAGCTGGCTAATTGCATTGTTAACCCTATTGTCTATCACGCTGGCAACATCGTAAAACGCCTCACGGCCTTTACGTTCAACGGGAGTCACTCCCCACTTGTCGAACGCTGTCGCACTTACACGGCAGCTTTTCGCCATGTTTTTTTTGTTCATCAGGTGCGATTTCATTAATACACCAACTTAATTACTGCTTCAGGTTGGTGTATTGTTTGCATCTTTCCCTTTTCATTCATAAAGATAGAGCAAACAACAAAACCACCACCACCCCCCTGAAAAGGCTCATAAATAGCGAAAAACCGCGAGGTCGCCGCCCCGTAACGGGTCCATATGCCGGAAAGGACCCGTAAAAAAAGCCGGATTTCTCCGGCCTTGTCTCAGATGGTTTTCAGTATGCGATCGATGTCGCCGTCATCGCCCTGGTTTCTGCCATCGTATGCCATGCCAGCTGATACGGCTTGCGGGCTGTGCATGTCCATAAAGTTTTCAAAGGCTGCGGTAAGCTCTGGTGCAACCTTTGGGCGCTCCTGCTCTATGGTCATGTTCAGGATTTCACGAGCATTATCGACGCTAATACATGGCACGTTTGCCATTGCACGTAACAGCGGCTGATAGTCTTTATGCTCATGAAGCGCCATAATCGCATCAGCGCGCGGCTTGTCCTGCTCTTCCAGTTTGTTTAGTTGATATACGGCCTCATAGGTTGATAAACCTCTGTCAGCCATTGCCCGCGCTTCGGCTTTAAATTTACTCGCCAGCGGTAGCGTCATGATGCTTTCATTCGTTGCCATCGTTCCCCCTGCTTATCGGGCCAGCGGCTGAACGGATACGCCGGAACCCGCAAAGGCGGCGCATTTTTTCGCATCGGTGTCGACGCTCTCAGGCCAGTTAACGGCGGCAATATTGAATATCCCCGTCTTGTAACACTGTGCTGATTTCTGCTTTGACGTGTCCACAGGATACGAAGTCAGATAAACAGCCTTGCCAGATTCCTGACCATCCCACGGCTTAAACTCGCCATTGTCCGCCAGCATCAGCGGGGTAAATTCCTGAATAACGCCAGCATCAGCGGCAAAATGTACCAGCGTCGTGGCGACCTGCTGACTGCCTGCAAATAACTCAATGTATGGAGTGTCCATAGAATCCCCCGTTAAGCAATTTTGACAGTAACAAATTTGCGAATATCTGCCGGAACCGGCTGCGGTGCGCTGTGCGTCTGCACGTACTCAATCGCCGGATCTCCGTCCTCAATCCAGTTTTTCGGGTAGTACATGTTTTGCGTTGCCCCCGTTCTTACTGCGTCCTGATCCATAATCGCACCATAGGCCACCAGCCCTTTATTGTTGGTGTTGCCCAGGACAAGCAAATCAGGCTCAAGGAAATATTTTTCTGTGCCGTCGCTGTCAGTGTATTTGCCGGAATAGACGATAAGGGCCAGATCACCAAGATAGCCTTTAAAGCTCACCACTTCGCCCAGGTTTTTACATGCCAGCTCTGCGGCGGATTCTGAACCACGGGAGAGATCGTACAGTTCACGGAATTTTTTAAAGCTGCGTAACATGCGCCATACATCAACGCCCATAATCATGACGTTGGCGGGGCAACCTGCCTGATCTGCGTATAGTTCAATGTCATATATTGGGTCGTGTATGTCTTTATCCTGCTCAGACCATTTTTTACCGTCGGCCTGCTCTATGATGTTTTTTTCCGGTATCTTCCAGTCGATTTCATAGCGTTCTATGCCTTCGCCCTCAATGATGTTTTTTCCGGTCGTTACCGCATTCACCGCCAGCCATTCAACGCGTGCCTTAATGGCATTTATCTGGCGGCGCATGTTGCCAGTAATCAGGCGCATACGGCGGTAGGTAGGATCGTTAAGCTGTGCCGGATCTTCTCCAGCCATGCGCATTATTGTTTTTAATGGATCGATTTCGTGTTTTGGCTTCATGTAGCCAGGGCGGATAATGCTGGTTTCGTACCCTTTATCGCGCTGAACCTGGCTGCCAACCATAGGCGAACAAAACGCCGACATAGTGACTTCTTCAATATCCAGGTTATCTAACATGATGTCCTGCGTGTTGAATGTCGCCACGTTCGGGAAAAACAGCGCGGTAAACAGCGGACTAAATTTAAATTCCGCAATATCCTCGCGATTCAGGTACGCGAAAAGCTGGTGTGTGTTAAGTGCTATTGCTTTGACTGCCATTATTCGCCCCCATAATTTTTGTGCATCCCAAGCGCCGCAAGTAAATAAGATCGCACAAGTGAACCTATCGACGGCTCCGGCGTCATCAGCGGATCCAGTCCAGCCGCAACGCCAGCTTCATAGTTTTTTTTGTGGCGCTGCTTGAGCACATCCACGATTTCGGGGCTTATGTACACCGAAACACCGCCTTTTTTCTCTTCAGCCATAGTAAGAAATTCCTCTTCGACTAAAAAAATCATAACTGGATGTTTATCCAGTCCTGATTATAATCAGAATTGCATTTTATGCAATGATATTGAGTTATGTTGCAAATTATGAAATGATTATCCCGATCACGAACGCCAGTGCATCCAAAAACCTCATATGCAAAAGCCCGATAAGAACCCTCTGACCTTATCGGGCTTTTTTTGGGCGCAAAAAAGCCGGATTGCTCCGGCTATGTGTGCTGTGTGCTGGCTCAGTCTCTGATCTCTTTCAGAAATTCTATCAATGCATCTATCTGTTCAGGATTTACCGCCAGCATTTCACCGGATAGAGCACATCTCACAAAACCATGCTGATCCTTTTCAATCAGTGCGCCCGTCTCCAGGAATGCGCGGTAATCATTGATGCTCATCGTCTCCATGTTGTCAGCATGGTATTTATCACGCTGTTTTAATATCTCATCAAATTTCATCGGCATTGTTTTTTTCCTCTGTTGTGTCTGTTTGTTTCAGATAGTAACTATGCCTGACCGTGACGAAAACCCGGTAATGCGCCATACCGTTTCAACTGGTGCAAAAAAAGCCGTATTTCTCCGGCTGTTTGATTAGCTGTCCTGGTAATTGCGCCATATTTCATCACCAGCACCATCTATACCCATTTCGGCATAAGTGCGATCGACTGCCTTTTTCAGGTCTCCGAAATTATCCGGCGGCTCCGGTGCCCTCTGTGCCTTCCTTGAACATTCCAGCCGTCGCATCGTGATGTGATGCCGTTCCTTGTCTGTCTCCACCAGTTGCATGACTTCACCCCATCGTGCCGCCGCCCTCCGGTAAAAGCCTTTTGCCTCGAGTTCCTCCGCTATGCGGTCATGTACCATCCTCACCCCCTCAGAACGGAATATCATCACCGTAAGGGTCATCGCCTCCCGCTGGTGGCTGATTACCCTGTGTGCCTGTGGTTTTGCGTCTGTTCCCGCCAGGACGTGCCGCACGGGCACTGATTACGCTGTCTGCAATAACCTGATAACCCTGCCGCGTTTCTCCGTTCTGCCCAGTCCACTGGCTGATCTGCATGTTACCCGCCACGCTCAGGAGTTCACCCTTGCGGTGCCTTTCCAGTGCTTCGGCCTGTCTGCCAAATGCCAGGACGGATAACCACATCGTCGCCGTTCCGTCATCTGCCTGGCTGCACGGAAGGGGGACCGCCATACGCGCCAGCGTCATCGGTGTGCCCTTGCTGGTCTGTTTTACCTGCGGGTCGTCCACCAGCCGCCCGTAAGCGGCTATCTGTGCTGTCATGATTCCACCTCTCCGGTTTTAACGTTGATTGTTGTTACCTGTTCCGCTTCGGCAATCTCCCGCTCTGTCAGCGTGGCAAAATTTGCCGCCGTCGTGGTCATGAATGCGCTTATCAGGTCGGGATGTGCTTTCGCGTATCCTTCCCCCGCGTGGCGGTCTATCGTTCTGATTGCCACCTTTAAAGCGTGCTCTGTCATGTCTAACGCGCGATATTTCGGTTCTGTTCTGTCTCTGCGTTTTTTGAGTGATTTATTAAATTTCCCTGAAGTGTGCATATTTATTTTTACCCCCTCGTTTAAAAAGTTTTGAGTTGTGCCTCCCCTTGTCTACCTTATCTACCTTAGTGGCCCTCATGCCAGTAATGGCAAGGCTTTCAGCGGGGTAGAGTGCTTTTATCCACTATCTACCCCGTGTCTACCTCCCTGTCTGATTCAGGTAAAATCAGGTAGAGAGGGTAGATAGTGGGTAGACAGTAAAAAAAGGCTATCTACCTAACTTAATGCACTGAATTAAATGTATTTTTCTTTACTCAGGTAGACAGGGTAGACAGCAATTACAAAAAATTATAAAAACGCGTCGCACTCGTCTGTTGTTATTGCGTTAGTCTGCGTTACTCCCTTAACTTTCCGCGTAATATATTCATGTCCGTAAACTTTCGCGGCTGGCTTCATAGCCTTGCCAAAGTCATTTACGTTTAGCGGTTTGCTCCTGCCTGCGTACGCCATAAACGCCAGATAGACGCGGTAAAGGCTGTTTCTGGTCGTGTACTTCACTGAATCGCCACCGCCGCCCATCATCAGGCCGCGTGCTTCCTCCAGAAAATTCAGGAACTGGCAAAACTCAATAACCGGATCCGTCTGTTGCTTTATTGCCAGAGCTTCATCACCGTCACGCTGTTCCAGTAGTAAAGCCCGTGCCTTCTCAGGGTCGGTAAAGTTCGCCAGCAATCGGCGGATAATGACAGGGATTTCAGCCGCGATCTTTTCCGGTAGCTCCCTGTCTTTGTCGGCCTCACTGACGATATTGTCGAAACGGAAAATCACGCGACGACGTGCCACACCTCCGGCCCGTTCGGTGAATATCATCGGGTTATTGTTGGTCGCCAGCACCACCGCCCTGATTACAGCCGTGAAACGCTTTTCGTATTTCGGGTTAATTTCCACGGGGTCACCGCCCGTGATTTTCTTGATGCCCGTTCCTTCGCCTGTATATTTCGGCTGGTCAGCCAGGACGATAAGACGACTCCCGACAACCTGCGCACGTCCACCAGCATCATCAAGCGACGTCATTTCAGCGCTTACCGTGTTCTGTTTCCCTGCCAGAAGGCTGGCTATGTGCGTGAATGTACTTTTACCGCTCCCGCCATCTCCGGTGGCCTCAATAAACATCTGCCAGTCGTACCGGTTCGCCATAATCATGTACAGCGCGGCACATATACGCATCATCTTGCGCGGGTCTTTTCCGGCTGCGTGCTCAAGCCATTTATGAAAGTTTGGCGCGTTATCGCGGATGTTCTCCCCTGGTGCTGGTGGCGTGTACTCAATGCCGTTGTGCGTGGTGATCCAGTTCTCCGGCGTGTGCGGGGAAAATTCCCCCGTTTTCAGGTCAAGCGCACCATTGGCGAACGGCAGCAAATCGCCGGACGGCTCGCCCATTGGTTCGGCAATAACTTTTAACGCTTCCACGGCGTTATTGATTACGCGCTTGCTGAAAGTGGCCCTGTGCTCTGAATAGATCGCCACCATTTCGCGGCTAAGTTCCATTGTGCTGACCGGACACCATACCCCGCCGCGCCATACGTGAACGATTTCACTTTCAGGATGTACGCAAACGCCATCAAAGCGATCGGCAAGCAGCTGCGCGCGCTCACTGTCCGCCATCTGCGAAAGTTGCGCCTTTTGCTTTACCGGAAGCTCAATGACCAGACCATCAGAAAGATTCTGGCGCTCACGGGCCAGATATTCGCGCCAGTTCTCCACCTTCTGACCGTGCATACCATCAGGGTAAAAATTTGCATCCTGTACGCCTGCCGCCGCCAGCTTCTGGCCAATCGCCTTTATCATTACTGGCGCAAGATATCCGGCCCTGTATATGCGTGCTGATTTTCGGCCTTCCGGCACAATTTGCAGATTATCCAGTTCGGATAGCTGCTGCTCCCCAAGCCACACAGGAGGCTCATTATCTCCGGCCATACGCGCATCATGTTCCTGCCATTGTTTCGCGTGTGACCAGGCATCACTACCCGCAAAAATAATGACTTCTGTTTCTTTGTGTTTTATGCCGCGTGACTGCTGTTTTACGTTCGGTGCCAGTTTCATTTTTTACCCCTGAATACGTTAAGTATCTTTTTTATTTCCTGAATATTGGCGCGTGCTTTCTCCCTGCTGGTTGGTTTACTGCGGGGCGCTGCCTGTACCAGAGAAAAATCACGCCGGAACTGATAAACAGGCATCACGCAGTCATATTCGTAGCCTTCACGGCGGTAGGTTACGCGCCGTTCTTCCACGCCCTTAATCATTACCGTGCCGCCGTACTGGTCGCGGTAAATATCACCGCGCGTAAATTTAGGGTGAGTGTTGCCACTGGCAGTTAAGCCAGAATATTTAAGTTTCATTATTTTTATTCTCCGGTGTGCTGTTCTTTATATCTGTCGTGCAATAGATCTATTTCTTGCAGTTCCATTATTACAGGCTCAAGAAGCGTTATTAATGCCGTGGCAATTCTTGATTTTTGTTTGTCGCGTTCATTGTCGCCAAGTGTTTCAAGCCATATGCGCAATATTTCCAGCATGTTTTCACTGTGAGAAAGTGCAAGAAATGCGCGGTCTATTGTTTCGTGGTAAATATCACGCATGGCTTACATCCTCAGGAAATTTTCTTCTGTAATGCGCCTCTGCCACATATTCCGCATAATCGGCGGCGATATTCAGTACATCAAGCCCCGTTGATTTATATTCTCTCGTGGAAAGTAAGAAAAAAGCCGCTCTAATAAGCTCTGGCATTGACGAAAGCGCATCAGCCGCATCATCAGGAACGCCGGAAAATTCCTGTTTCAGGGAATTAAAACGATCATCACGCATAACCACCCCCATTTTCACAATCAGCAATCAGGATGGCTTTATCCTCATTCAGCGCCATATCAGCACTAAGTTGCATAACCGCCAGCGAATGAGGAACGAAAGCCCCGGCATATTCTGTTTCATTGGTGGCGTGCTTATGCGCCCTGTCAGCAATAACAGAAATATCAATCAGCGCATGCATTAGCGTAGTGAGCGCGGCGGCGGCTGCGTCCGGTGTGGTTTTATTGCACATGGCACACCTCCTGACGAATACGGGCGGCGAATACAGCAACACAACCGGACGGGCAACGGCTACGCGCTTCGCGTTCCGTCCAGGCGGTTACGTGGATGATTTGAGATTCTCCGGCACTCAGTGCCAGAAAACGCCACACAAAGGCCGTTTGTGTGTGTACAAGGTGTGGTATATGATTTACAGCAACCATAACGGCTCCTAGTTTACGTTGTTGGTTAGAAGCCCTGCGAGTGGTAACGACACTTGCGGGGCTTTGTCTTTTCATCGATTACCTTGATAAAGGTGTCAGCCACTATATTAGTAACGGGTGTCAGCCACGTCAATAGTGTTTTTCCGTTTTCTTGTGTGTATACTGTCAGCCACCTAATAACGAGGAAATCAGATATGGCAACAAAAGCAGTTAATGCAAAATCCAAAAAGCTTGAGGCTCGAGTACCACACGCAATAGCTGATGCTGTAGAAAATTTAAAGGAAGATGGCGAAAGTACAGGGCAATTTATCGTTTCGGCACTTGAAGGCGAGATCAAACGCCGCCAGCGCCGCAAGGCCAAAGAATCAGAATAATCACTATCAGCGCCGTGGTGTGAGGTATTACGGCGCATTGCTATGCAGGACAACACAATGACCGATAAAGAATTGACCAAAACATTATCACCGGCACGGAAAAGACGGCGCAGAAAGATAGAGCATGAATCAGAAAGATTCGCGCCATGTGCTTTTGCCCTTGAGCAATTCCTTAAAGAGTACAGGGAAAAGCGCTCATTGCAGGTATGGCAACGAACTGAACCAGACTGATAGCATTGCCCACCAGCCGCAAATGTGGCATTGTTGGCGATGCTCATGCGTTGGGGATAACGCGAAATTTGTGTCGCAGGGCCACCGTGACTGGTGGCCTTTTCTTTGCCTGTTATCCGGCAATAGTGGCGCTTCTTCACACAGTTGATATAATTCCCCTGCACTGATCCAATTTTTTCGCAGCAGGTTAATCGTTCACAAAGGCGCTCAGGTAACTGGGCGCTTTTTGTTATGCCTGAAAAACCCCAATTTTGTTGTTTTTCAGTTTCACCAGGGCGAACGAATCCCCGCCTACGTTCTGGCGTATATTCAATCTTCATGGTTATAGCTCTGTGTTCAGATGATTGATGTGTGGCGGCTGCGTGCCGCCAGCGTGATTAATGAACTGCCTTGCAGCTATCCTTCCAGGCCAGAACCTCGGATAAAGACCAGCCAACGGAACGACCGCCAAGTTTACGACGTGATGGGAATTGTCCGGCCTTTTCCAGGCGGTAGCGACACGTACGGCTAAGGCCGGTTAGTTTTTCGCATTCTTTTTCACGTATAAACCGATCAGTGCTTAACACTATTGCCCCCTTTCGTTTCTTAAAGAGTCATCAGGTGTCTTATTGTGTCGTATTGTTCCCGCTAGAGTGATGAATGGCAAATACTGAGGATGTATGATTTACAGAAAATGAAACAGTAAGAATAAAATCTTTTAAATTCATGTTAATACAAAGGCATAAAATATTGTTTCATGCCTTTTTTCTCGCTCTTTAAAGAGTGATTCGCTAGTGTATAAAAAACCAGTAACACATTAAAAATCAGCTACTTATAAATCCGTACACTTTTTCGCCTCTTGTTCGTGGTTGTTCCACATTGTTGCTCATTGTTGCACGTTGTATCTGTTCGCATATCCAGTATGTGCATACTGAAAAAACACGAAAAAAATTATTTTCTTCTGGCTACTGGTAGCGTGGTTACGTTTTCATGTGTTCCCGCCAGTATCCCTAACCGCTCCGTCCACATATCCAGCGCATTGCGTTTAGCATCCAGATAACGGGAATGATTATAAACTCGCTGCATTCCTGGCATCTGGTGGCCTGTAAGCTGCTCCACGACGTGAGGATCCACGCCTAAATCGTTCAGCATCGTTGTAAAGGTGCGCCGGATGTCATGTAGTGACCAGTGAGGATGATTAAGCCTCCTGTGCGCTAATCTTCCATACTGCGATACGCTGGCCTCCTGTTTCACTTCCCCCAGCAATAAGCCCGTGTGCCTGTTCTGCTCCACCAGCTGCGTGACGAACGGCAGGATCGCTTCCGGTATGGGCCGGAATATTGCGACCTTCGTTTTGCTGTGCTCCTTCGGAACGGTCCATAGCATTTCCGTAAAATCCCACTCCCCGATCTCCGATAACCTCAGTTCTACCGTTCTGGCTCCGAAGACAATCAGGAGGCGGATTAACGCGACGTAGTAAGGGGAGAATATTTTTTTGTCCAGTGCCTGCAATAATTCGCCAAGTTCTTTGTTACTTAAGACACGTTCGCTTATATCCGGTTTTTTCCCAACGTCCGCCACGTTCAGATCGTCCAGAACGTTGCTGATTGCATAGCGCCGCCTACGGCAGAACTTAAGCGCCTGTTTGCACGCCTGTAGCACGAATCCGGCAGTAACAGGCGTTCGCTTTGCCACCTGGTCAAAACAGGCCAGCCAGTGCCGTAGCTCGCATTTATCCAGCGGCATAGCACCAATCTGCTGTATTACGTGATTATTAAGTCGCCTTTTCAGGGCGATATAATCCACGCGGTTTTCCTTTACGTAATACTCAAGCCAGTAGGTGAGCGCATCGCCAACCGTTACGGGCTTTAACGCTTCCTGTACGGTGTAATTCATCTCATGACGTGGATTTTTCCCCTCAGCCAGCCATGTGCGACACTGTGCGGCTTTTTCCCTGGCTGCTTTCAGGCTCAGATCAGGATAACTTCCCAGCTTAATGCGTTCGGGTCGTGTCTCCCTTCCCGTTCCGGCCCTGTATGTGAAATACCAGGTCAATTTCCCTGATGTTAAATATTTCACGCTCAGGTTTCCGCCATCACTATAAAACGTGTTTTTCTCCGCTGGCTTACCATGAAGTTTCCTTAGCAAGGTATCGCTCAGTTTGTTCAT